CCACCCCGACCCAGGGCCTTCAACCATCCAGCGTGGTCCGAGATTCTTCTTGCTGTAGCGCAGACGCGCGCCCCAGTTGTTGAGGTAGCGGCCGTTAATCAGATCGAGGTCGCCGAACGGGTCGTGGACGATGATCGCGTCCTCGGTGTAACCGATCGCGCAGATCCAGTGGCCGCCACCGGTGGGTGCGCTCACGGGTCCGCGATGCAGGATCCCGAGCGGCACGGGGATGCCCTGGTCGATCTGGTTCTCGATCGTCTTCCAGGTGGCGTTGCGCACCATGCGCGCCTCGACGCCATAGGACTGCAGCGCCTTGCTCTGGCTGATCGCTTCCGTGGTGTCGCCGTAGCGCAGCACGCGGCCCAGGTAGGCGTCGTCGCCATTGGGGCCGGTAAGCGTGCCGGGCTTGAGCGCTTCGAGCAGCATGGCGCACGAGCTGCTGAAGCACATGCGCAGCGCGTGCTCAGTCGCGCTGTCACGCTGGCTGAAGTAGCGCACCTGGATCGGATTGGTCTTGCTGCGCGGCTCTTCCTGCTTGCCGGCTGCGCGCCATGTCTGCACCCAGTTGCTGTCGGCCTTCTTCAGGCTGGCGGGCACCGCCTCCCACAGTTGCTGGATGGCGGCTCGCTGATGTGGCAGATCCTTCCAGTGCTGGAAGTAAGGGATCAGATCGCCGATCAGCTCCTGGCTCATCTCTGACGCGCCTCAGCCGGTGGTTCTGCGCCGAAGTGTAGGCGTGGCGCCGCCGCTGTGATGAGGATGGGAATGATCAAGGAGCAGGCCAGGGCGATTCCTGCCCACCTGGCCACGCTCTTTTCCAGCTCATTAAGGCGCTTGAAGGCGTCGCCGATGTCGGTGTGTTTCTGCGAGAGCTGCTGGCCCAGTGAGTCGAGCTTGCCTTCGAGGATGCCGAGCGCCCGGTAGATGTCGCCGTGCGAAACGGTTTCGTCCGCCATGCCAGAGCCCTTGCCAGTGGGAAGTCTAGGACTCACCGCCTGAACCGCCAGAGCCTGTGCTCTCGCCTTCTTTGCCGCTGGTCCCGCAGGTGATCTTGGTGGTGTAGCCCCGGCTCGAATACTCGTGAGTCACGCTTTGGATAATCCACGTGCTGTTGAGCGGATCCCGGAAACCGGTGAGCGTGATGGGGCGTTCAGCGAAGATGTCAGGCCGACCCGCACAGGTCAAGTCGATCGTCACCGTGCCAGACGCCAGGCTCTTACCGCGCGCCTTGGCTGCCTCCGTCGCCTCCTCGCGGGAAGCGTGAAGCCTGCGATCCTGATAGCTCGCGCCGGCGCCGGCGCCGAAGGTGGCGCTGTTGGGCACCGGCGCCTCGATCGACTTCTCGGTGCCGGTCTCCTTGTCGCGGTACTTCGCCACGACCTTGTTGTATGCGCCGCGGTCTTTGACGGTGGCGCGGAAGTCCTGCACCTGTGAGCGATCGAGCGTCGCGGCCGCCAGCTGCTGACCCGATGCACTGATGCCTTCGCCTGCAGGGATGAACACCAGTCGGCCCTCGGCCGGCTTCGACGTGGCGCCATGCAGGCCCGCCAGGCGGGTGAGGAAGTGCGCGTCGCTCTCGGCGGTCTGGTCGATGTGGTCGATCTTGCGGCTGGCGTAGCGCGAGTGCACCACCGGCGTCATGCCGTGCTCGCCCGCGATCTGGGTGATGATCTCGCCGATCGTCTTGTCGTGCCAGCTGCGGGTCTTCTGCTCCTTCAGCCTGCCGCCCATGTCCATCGCCTTGGCGCGGATCTTGATGGTCGCCGGCGGATGGCTCACCTCCACCTCGTCGACCACATAGACGCCCATCTCCTGCAGGCTCTGGCCCGAGCCGGTGTAACCCAGCGCGACAGTCAGCTTCACCTTCTCATCCGGCAGCGGCAGCTCCTGGCCGCGATCGTCGAGGCTGATCTCCAGCGTGTCGCTCTTCTGGCCCGCTTCGTCCTGCACCCGGAGCGAGAGCAGGCGATCGGCGATCTGCTGGGTGATGTCGTTGCCGCTGCTGGTGACGCGAAAGCCGGGTTTCATGTCAGCTCCAGAGCTTCAGCCGCGGTTCGGGTGGCGGCGGCGCCAGCGCCGGTAGGGTGATCTCGATGCCCTCGGGCAGGATCGGCAGCAGCAGCGCCAGCTCGCGGTTCTCTTCCAGGGCCAGCACCGCCTCGGTGGAGCCGCGGCTGTAGCCGTAGTAGCGGAAGCAGATCTCGTCGAGCTCGTCGCCCTGCTGCGTGAGGTAGGTCTGCGAAAGGCTGCTCATGCCACCACACCGAACAGGTTGCCGAACCAGCCGCCCCAGCCGCCGCCAGAGCCGCCGCCGTTGAACTGGTCCTCACCGTAGCGGGAGAGTTCCAGCGAGAAATCCATGCGGCGGGGGATGCCCGGGCCGACGTAGGCGGTCTGGGTTTCCTGCACGCTGAGGATGCAGTAGCGGCCGAGCACATTGCCCAGGCCGTCGATCAGCTGCAGCGGCTCGCCGCCTTCAGCCATCTGCCGCATCGTGGCGACCTGGCCCAGGCCGCCCCTGAAGTGTGGGTAGATCGTGCCGTTGAGGCTGATCTTCTCCTCGCCCTTGCCGATGAACTGCATGGCCGGCTCGCGGCCGAGGCGATCCTGCTTCTCCCAGCGGTAGGCGTTCTGCCGCTGCATCTGCTCGTGGGCGGCGGTGTTGATCTCGAATTGAAACCCGCCGAGGGTCATCAGGATCTGGGCTGCCATGGTCAGTCGTTCAGGAAGGCGCGGACGCTGGACTCGGCCTGGCCGAGGATGTCCTGGAAGGCGTAGCGCACCTGATCCGCGATCTCCTGCGCGCTGGCGCTGCTGCCGGCCACGTTGATGTTGATCGTGGGGCTCATGGTCATCCCCATCGTGCCGCCGCCGGCCATCGCCATGGCGGGAGCAGGCGCAGCCACCTGCGGCGCTGCAGAGCTGCCGGGATACTGCGGGATGAAGGGCTGGCTGGCGATCGGTGCGCTGGCGCCTGCGATCTGCGGCAGGCCCTGGCCGCCCGCGAGCGCTTGCGGCTGGTAATTGGCGCGCGCGCGATCCATCCCGCGCAGGCCGTGGCTGGCGGCCGCGTGAATCGCGCCGTGCAGCCTGGGCGACGCCTCGCTCACGCCGTCCGCCAGGGTGCCGATGATCGCCTTGCCGCTGGCGGTCAGGTATTTGAACGGGCCTTCTTTGGCGTCGGAGAAGGGCATCATCTTGCGCACGTTGGCGAAAACGCTCTTGACCGCTGCGATTAGTGCGGAGGCCCTGGCTTTGACGCCGTTGATGATCGTGTCGATGATCGCCTGGCCCACGCCCATCACCATCGCAGGCACGGAGCGGATGAACGCGACGATGCCCTGGAACACCGAGATGGCGGTGGTCTTGATGTGGTTCCAGGCCATCGAGCCGGCGGTCTGGATCAGGTTGAAAACTCCGCTGGCGTAGGTGGCCAGGCCGCTGAAGATCCCGCGCAGGCCGGCGAAGGCGGTGTTCACGCCCTGCACGGCGAGCTGGCTGTTGCCGGTGAAGATCCCGACGATCACCTGCCAGGCGCCGCGGACCACGTTGGCGAGGCCCTGCAGCACAGTCTGGATGCCCTGCACCATCTGCCCGAGGCCGCCAGCCCACAGGGCCTGCCCGACCTGGCTGATCATCCCGCGCAGCGCGTTGAACGCCTGACCGATGCCGGCCATGGCGCTGTTCACGCCATCACGGAACCAGCCCACCTTGTCGTAGGCGGCCTTGAACGCGAGGCCTAGACCGACGACCGCCAGCACAGCGATGCCCACCGGGCCGGTGATGGCGGCGCCGATGGCGGCCATGGCGGGACCGATCGCGCCAGCCCAGCCGGCGATGGTGGCGCCGAGGGAAGTGGTGGCGAGCGCCATCTTCAGAGCGCCGAGGATCTCGATGAAGCTGGCGATGAAGGGAGCAGCCGCCACCAGGGCGGTGAATGCTGCGCCGACGCCGACGATGGTGTTCGTCAGGCCGGGCGCTTTCTCAGCCAGCGCGGCGAAGCCCTCCACCATCGGCGTGATCGCCTTGGCGATCGTGGAGATCGCCGGCAGCAGCGCATTGCCGAGCGCGATGCCCAGCCGCTCGGTGGTGGCCTTGAAGGTGTTGAGGTTGCCGTTGAGGGTATTGATCGACTTCAGGTAGTCCTGCTCGACGGTGCCCGCTGCTGCGCTGCCGCCTGCATCCGCCTTGAGCTTCTCGTACTCCTGGCGATACTTCATCAGCGACATCAGAGCCAGCTTGGCTTCCTTGTCGCCGAAGATTTGGGACAGCTTGAAGGCGTCGCCACCGGTGACGCGCTGCAGCTCAGTCAGCGCAGCCTCCATCGGGTTGATGCCCTTGGCCTTGGCGTTCTTGAGCACCTGCTCGATGTTGACGCCGAACTTCTTGAAGTTCTTGACCGCGTCCGGCGCGGTCATCTTCAGCATCGCGTCAGTCATCCGCGTGGCCGCCTGGCCAGCGTCAGGCGCGTCCTTGCGCACCATCTGCATCATGCTCGCCAGGGCGATGGCGCCCTGCTTGCCCTGGATGCCGAGCGTGCCGGCAGCCGCGGCGATGGTGGGCATGAACTGCGCCATGTCCTTCAGCTCGAAGGCGCCCTGCTTGCCGGCGAAGGCGAGCGCATCGAACGTGGACTTCAGCTCGGTGGGCCGGATCTTCAGCGCGTTCTGCAGCTGGAAGCCGGTCTTGGTGACGTCGGTCAGCTCAGAGCCAGTGGCGGTCGCCACCTTGCCGAGCGCCTCCATCGAGGCGACGGCGTCCTTCAGGTTGAGGCCCTGGGCTACCAGGTCCTGCACGCCCTGGGCCAGCACGGTGGGCGCCAGGTTGGTGGCGTTGCGAGCTGAGAGCGCCGACAGCTGAGCGCCCAGCTGCTTCAGCTCAGACTGGCTCGATCCGCTGATCTTGCCGATCTCGGTGAGCGCGGTCTCGAACTTGGCAGCCGTGCGGACAGACTGCCCCAGGGCCAGGCCGATCGAGGCGGCGCCGGCGGCTGCGACCTGAAACGCATCGTTCCGCAGCATCCCCTTGAAGCCCTTGGCTCCAGCGGTTGCCGCGTCGTTGATCGTGCGGTTGACGTTGCGAGAGAAGCTGGAGACCTGGGCCTGCGCTGCGCGAAGCGAGCTCGTCAGCGACGCCGCGAGCTTGCCTCCGATCTCGACGGTGATGCGGCTCGTTGCCCCGGCCATTGCTTACCTCCGTTTGGTCTTGGCCTCGATCTCCTTGTCGACGCCTTCGGCAGCCTTGTGCCAGGCGAGCAGTTCCTCCATCGTCAGGTTGAGCAGATCACTCAGGCCCCAGCCGGTTTGCTTGGCGACGATCACGCAGATGCGTCTCAGCTCTCGTCCTGGGGCCCACTGAAACCCGCCAGCACTGCAGCGACCTTCTGGAAGTCCACAATGTCGAGCTGCTGGATCGTGGCAGGGGGCACGTCGCACAGAGCGGCCATCATGTTGACGGTCCGCTTGGCTTCGGTGCCCTTGCCCTCTTCGAACGCCAGCTGATCGGCCACGGTGGGCCGGCGCATGGCCAGAGTAGAGACCTGAACTCCGTCGACTTCGACGGAGTATTCAAGGTCGATCGTGGTGGTGGGGCGGTTCTTCATCAGATGCCGATCGCGGTGCGGATGCTGGCCAGTTGGTCAGTTCCGTTGATGACGCGGGTCATGTTCTCCACGTCGATCTCATGCACTACAGAGCCACCGATGGTGAGCTTGTAGTAGCGGAGACCCATGACGAACGTGGCCTCGGTGATCTCGCCGGCGACCATGGAGCCGGGATCGTGCTCCTTGATGTGGCCGGTGACGTTGTAGACGATCGAAGTCGCGTCTTCGCCGTTGGCCATCATCGCGCCGCGAATCGTGGCGCGCACCTGGTTCTGGTTCACCAGGCCGAAAAGCTTGAGCACTTCAGGGTCGTACTCGGCGAGCACGAACTCCATCTCAAGCGCCTCCATGCCCATGTCGATCTGGGCAGGGAGGTCCATGCCGCCGCCGCGATACTCCTCAGCCATCACGGTGAGGGTCGGCGGGGTCAGCTCAGTGACGCGACCGGCGTAGCCACGCCCGTCCACGTAAAGGCTGAAGTTGCGAAGGGTCTTGGGGAGTGCCATGGCAGACCTCAGTTAGTGGTGAGCAGCTCGGTCAGGTAGCCGTTGGTGAGCACCGACCGGAAGGTCACCCGTTCTGCGGGGTAGCAGGGGGTGAAGTCGAAGTCGAAGGTCACCTGGCCGTTGGCGATGTCGCCGGGGCCATTGGCTTCGGGGTCGATCCAGCACTGGCCGCCAAGGATGGCGCCGCGGGACTGCAGGCTGCGCAGGTACTCGTTCACCGACTCGGCCACATCCTGCAGGTAGGTGCGGTTGATGCAGCGATCGACGGCCCAGAGGTGGCCGCGCAGGATCGACTCGTTGATCATGTCCGCAGTGCGGCGCACGCTCAGGAACGCCCACTTGCTGTCGGCGCTGGTGGTGCGGTTGCCCCAGAGGCGGAAGCCCTGCTCGCGGATGATCGTGGCGACCTTGTTCTCGTTGAGGATGTTGGCTGCGCTGTTGGCGTCGCCCAGGGCGAAGGGCACGGGGCGGCTGATGCCGCTGATGCCCTGGATCAGCTTGTTCGAGGGCGACTCCCAGAAGCCCACCTCGGCATCGACGCGGGCGATCATGCCGGCCACGCGAGCGGAGGCAGGCTGATCCACGAAGACAGTGCCGCTGAGCACCTTGACCCAGGGATCCACCACGTAGAGGCGGTCATCGCCGTGGTCGTCGGCGTAGTCCTGCGCAGCAGCGTCGTTGGTGTTGGGACCGTCAGCGATCACGACAGCGCGCAGGCGCTCGCCAAGGCCCACCGAGTCCTGAGCCAGGCCCAACAGCTCGGCGACCACCGGGTTCACCGTGGTGTCGCGCACAGCAGTGCCGGCGACCGCCTGGGTGCCGCCTGCGGGAGGCGCGGCGATCGTGATGGTTGGGTTGCTGGTATAGCCGCTGCCAGGGTTGGTAACGGTGATGCTGACGACCTTGCCGGCATTGGCGCCGGTGCCGAGCACCGCCACAGCAGTGGCGCCAGATCCGCCGCCGCCGCTGATGGTGATGGCCGGCGCGGTGGTGTAGCCAGCGCCCTGGGTCGTCACCGGGATGGAGACGATGCCGTTGGCGTTGCGCTGATGGGTAAAGCCAGGGGCGATGAGGATTTTGGGCTGCACGCCCAGGTCGCTCTCGGCGCGCAGCAGCGCGTGCACGCCGCTGTAGCTGGTGCTGACGCCCACCATGTTGGCGATGGTGGCCGCCTCGTTGACGCCCTGCTCAACGCGAACAACGACCACGGTGGCGCCCACCTGGTCGAAGATGCCGTCCATGGCGGCGGGCAGAGTGCCGGTGGCGCCCAGCTGGCCAGCGATGGCGCGGCTGCCAGGGATCAGGACCGGGGTGTTCAGCGGGAATACGTCGTCGTCAGCGTCGGGTGCTGTGCCGACCAGGCCGATAACCGCCGACCGCACGGTGCGGATGGGACGGATGCCTGTATCGAGCTCCAGAACCTCGACGCCGTGCAGAAAGGTGGTCATAGCGAAGGAGTCCTCCTCGGGGTGATTCTAGGGGTGCTCAACGGCCCTGGCCCCGCAGAGGCTTGCGGCCCCGGCGGCGTGGTCGTGATCGTTGGCCGTAGCCCTGGCGGGTGGTCTTGGGTGGTCCCGGTTGATGCTCGATGCGGGCGACGCCCTGCTTGCTGCGGACGGCCATTATTCCCAGGTGATGTTGATGGCCCCAGCGTCGAAGGCGTCAGTGCCGTTGGCGGTAACGATGCGCAGGTAATTGAGCACGCCAGCCAGCTCGACGAAGCCGCCAGACGCGATCGCACCTTGCGTGCCGCCAGTGACGAACTGGCCGGATGCGACCCAGCTGTTGCCGCCGACATTGGTGAACGTCAGCCGACCGAAGTGGCTGTAGGCGGCAGCGTTGTTGAAGATCGGAATGCCAGCTGCTGAGGACACCGGCACGACGCCGCTGGCCCAAGAGAAGACGCTGTGACCGGTGTAGCCCGAAGTCGTGGGAGCACCACTGGTGCCGAGCTGCACGAGGATGTTGGCGGTGCCGTTGGTCGAGACGAACCAGAGGTGCAAGTTGACACGACGTGCCCAGGATGGGATGCCGGTGAACTCCTTGAAGGTGCCGCTGGTGGTGGCTTGCTGTGTGCTGAGGTTGATCAGCGACTCGCCGACTTTGGCGCGCGTGACGGCGCTGGCGGCGAGCTTTGCGGCGGTGACGGCGCTGTCGGCCAGGTCGACGGTGTTGATGCCGCCGTCCTGCACATCAGCGCCAGTAAGGCTGCCGTCTTGAACATCAGCTGAGGTGATCGTTGAATCCGACACCATGGCGCCGGTGATTCTTTGTAGTGGCATGGGTCAAGTCCTCAGATAAATCAGCTTTGGC